TACAGAAAATATATCAACTCTGTTAAAAAGACCAACAAGAAGTGAAACTACTATTTGAAAACTGGAAAAGATTTTTAAATGAGCGGGTTTTTTACGTTGATGTTGCCACATTAATCCCAACAGAAGAATTGGGTCACGGTAAAGAGCACGAATGTCCCTCAAGAGAGTGCGAAGAGGTAATTCAAAAAAAAATGAAACAAATTGACTCTGGTAATTTTCCCCCTATAGAAGTTTGTAATCAAAAGCCTGTTGTGACCTACAAACTAAAAGGGCAAGAGGATTACACCCCAACAGAAAAAAGTGGAACTAGTGAATCGTTTTTTTATGTGCTAGATGGACACCATAGATTGGAAGCAGCAAAGCGCTTAGGGATAAAAAAGATTCCGGTTTATAGGAAGCAGAAGTGAAATTACTATTTGAAAACTGGCGAAAGTACTTGAAAGAAGAAACAAGCATCGCATCGGTCTGGGTTGATTGGGTCAAGGCTTTACCAGTAGATGTGAAGAGACCAGTAGGAAGGTGGATAAAGAAACAGGCCACCGAAGGGGTACCTTGTTGTTGGTGCGGGCTAACCGAAAATAGAATAATTTCAGTTGAACACATCATACCACAATCAGCCGCTGGCAACAATGGCAAAGCGCGAAGGATGCTGAAGGGAGATCTTTGGAACTTGGCGTGGGCTTGTAATATATGTAATAAAGAAAGAGCCAGCGATATTGGTTCTGTTTCTTATGAGTGGATGAGCGAAAATAGAAAACAAAATCCAGATGGGTGGCTATATAAAGAGTTTTTGAATAGTCCAGAGGTTCCAACAAGAGAAGAACTCGTGGATTATTTTAGGGGACAGAAATGAAATTAATATTTGAAAACTGGCGAAAGTTTCTTGACGAGGGCGGAAATGTTTTTGATGGAAAGGCTGCCAGCATTCCTCTGGAATATATAAAACCAACTCTTGATAAATATCGTGAAGAGTTAAATAAATTATTCCCTCTTAAAAAAGATGTCTTTGCAGAATTTCGTTATTTAGGTTCTGTCGGTAAAAAGTCAATATCTGGCGACATCGATTTGGCAATGGATGCAACAAGTTTTTTTAAAGATGGTGTGGTAACTCCCGAAGGATTAAAAGAATGGAACATTGATCCTGATGCTTGGCAAAGCACCTTTGACTTATTCAAGCGAAGAGCGAGAACCAGAACTGACGCTGAGATTGGCTGGCGTGCTTTCTTAACAGAGCTTGCCAAGTATTTCAACAACGAGTCAGATATGATCATTTCTAATATAAAGAAGATTGGACCTGGCACGATGTTCTCGTTATTCCCTCAGTTCAATGAAGAAGGAGAACAACAAGATATTGGTATCCAGATTGATTGGATGGTTGGCAATGCAGACTGGCTAGAGTTTGCTTATCATTCAGATCCCCCATCAGCAGATGATCAATTTCTAAAAGGTCTGCACAGAACACAACTTATGTTGGCAATGTTCTTAATTAAAGATTATACTTACGAGCACATCTCTGGAATTAGAAAAAGAGGAACTAGAGAGTTGGTTGCCAGTTCGCCAGATGAGACTTTGAAGTTGCTTGGCAGTTTATATGGTGCTGAGTTGACTAGAAAGACAACCAACAATTACCCTGCGCTTCACAGATGGTTAAGAACTAATGCTTCACCAGAGGAATATGAAAATGTTATTGGTGCTTATTTAAAGATACTTGATTATACTAAGAGCGTTAAGATTGGTGAAGACCATTGTGGGTATATCCCGAAAGACTTAGAAGATGCTTGGATTCAAAAGCAAGAAGAGTATGGGTTGAAAGGTAAATATATTTGTAAGGATATAAATCAAAAGATATGGAATCATTTAAATAAAGCCGAGGTTTGAAATGATGAAACAATACGACGACCCACATTATATTGTTAAACTTGAAAAGGCCATCGCGGAGAAATATGGCCACGAAGCAATCCAGAACCCAAAGAAAGGTTGGGACGAAGAAAAAGAAAAAGAATACATTGAACAACAAAAAAGATATTATGAGAGACTCCAATCATTGGAGGAGAAATCTGAGAAAGTAGAAGTGGATGGAATTTTCATTCCAAAGAAACTACTTAGTAAGAAGAGCAATAGAACGTGTCCAACTTGTAAGGCATATTCGTTCAAAATACAGGACGACATATATATGAATAAGTATGGGTGCTGTTTTAAATGTTATTATCAATATGTAGATGGGCGTGAAGAACGCTGGAAATCTGGCTGGAGACCAAAAGGAGAATAAAATGGCAACAACATTAGAGATTATTAGAGGCATTTCTCAAGCGCTGGCATACTCGTATGATGGTGGGCATAAAGAAAGCTACACCGATGACGGGGAGGCTCACAGCTTTGGGCTAAAAAGAGAGCAGGGCGATCCAATTCTCGATAGGCGTGTTATGGATGGTTTCAAAGTTAAGCTGCACGGCGATGAGTTACACATCCTTTATCACTCTGAGGTTCAATTAAAAGAGGTTCACGATAGCAATTTTGAATCTGAATTGGAATCGATGATAAATGAAATCTCCAGCTTTATTAAAAAAGAGTACAAGAAGGTTACTGGCGATACTTTAACCCTTACTGCACAAGGTGAAGTTAATGCTATCGTTCAAAATACCTCAAGGGTACGAACCTGGGTTCAAGCAAACAGGGTTTATAAGATTGGCGGCATTGGAGATGTAACGCCAGTTGCAGAGGCCAGCGAGGAGCGCCTCACCGACTCTGTTAGGAACTGGCTATCTTTGGGTAAGAATGACGTCGCTCGATGAAATCGGAAAATGAATGAGCTATCAATTATCCAAAAAGGAACTGATCAAGGAGATCGTTAAATCTGGCAAAGACCCTTATTACTTTATTAATAACTACGCTAAAATCTCCCACCCCATCCACGGCCTAGTTCCTTTCAAAACATACGAATTTCAACAAGAATTGCTGGAAGACTTCAACGATTACCGCTTCAACATTGTATTGAAGGCTCGGCAAATGGGTATCTCTACTATTACTGCTGCCTATGTGTCTTGGTTGATGCTTTTTCATCGTGACAAGAATATTCTTGTTATGGCAACAAAGTTTCAGACAGCATCAAATTTAGTAAAAAAAGTCAAGGCAATCATTAAAACTTTGCCAGAATGGGTTAGAATAGCTAGTATCTCTGTTGATAACAGAAGTTCATTTGAATTGACAAACGGATCACAAATTAAAGCCGCTTCGACTTCTGGTGATGCCGGTCGTTCAGAAGCGTTGTCGTTGTTGGTTATTGATGAGGCCGCTCACGTTGAGGGTCTTGATGAATTGTGGACTGGTCTTTATCCTACAATTTCAACTGGTGGTCGCTGCATTGTTGTATCAACACCCAATGGTGTTGGTAACTGGTTTCATCAAACTTATATTGATGCAGAATTGCAAGCAAACGATTTTCATCACGTTAGGTTGATGTGGGATCTACACCCTGACCGAGATCAGGAATGGTTTGAGAAAGAAACAAAGAATATGTCCAGACGACAGATTGCACAAGAGTTTGAGTGCAACTTTAATATGTCTGGTGAGACAGTAATTCATCCTAATGATATCGCTAAGATAGAAAACAATATAAAAGAGCCAGAATATAGAACTGGTTTTGATCGTGGTCTTTGGATGTGGCAACAGTACGACCCTTCTTGTTCTTATTTAATATCTGCTGACGTTGCCCGAGGGGATGGAAAAGATTATTCTGTTTTTCACGTTATAAACCTCAACACAATGGAGATTGTTGCTGAGTACCAAGGTAAGATGACTCCTGACCACTATGCTCCTTTTTTGATGGATATTGGCAAACAATACGGTGACTGTATGCTTGTTGTGGAAAACAATAACATTGGGTATACGGTTATTGAGAAAATAAAAGAACTAGGTTATGCTAATGTGTATCATTCTATTAAGTCTACACACGAATATGTGGAGCAATATGTAGCCGAGGGAAGGACGGATTGTGTGCCAGGTTTCACAACTTCCAGTAAAACAAGGCCAATGATTTTGGCTAAATTAGAGGAATTCATCAGAAACAACATAATTAGTATATATTCTTCTCGCCTTCTCAATGAAATCAAGACGTTTGTTTGGAACAATAATAAGCCAGAGGCAATGCGAGGATATAATGACGATCTAGTGATGGCTCTAGCTATTGCTTGTTGGGTGAGGGATACTGCATTATCAGCAAACAAAAAAGATATAGAATATACAAAAGCATTAATGAATTCTTTTGCAAAAAGTTCAATAGTTATGAATACTACGATACCTGGTATGACGGGACATAAGGCGATTAATAAATCAAAACAAATCAAACAGAGACAAGAACACGCTTGGCTATTTAAAGGTTAAAAAATATGGCACCAAAAATAAATAAAAAGAACCCTAAGAATCCAAATTCAGACTTATTTAAAAGGCTGACTAGAATCTTTTCTGGTCCAATTATTGATTATCGAGCACAAACAATACGAAAGTATCGCCGCACACAGCTTGATAAATTTGCCAAAACTTTTAAATCTTTAAGCGGTCAGCAGTATAAAAAAGCTTCATATAGTCCATTTCAAAACCTATCATCAAATATTATTGGTTCTCAAAATCGCGTTGAAAGATATGCCGATTTTGATCAAATGGAATATACACCCGAGATTGCCTCTGCTTTAGATATCTACGCAGATGAGATGACAACCTCATCTGATTTGCAGCCGCTCATATCTATTGATTGCCCAAACGAAGAAATAAAAACTGTCCTCCATTCTTTGTTCAACAATATTATGAATATAAATTTCAACCTTTTTGGTTGGTGTCGAACAATGTGTAAATATGGAGATATGTTTCTGTATATTGATATTGATGAGGAGTTGGGGGTAAAAAATGTCATAGGTTTGCCTTTTAATGAAATAGAGAGAGTGGAAGGAGAAGATCAAACAAACCCCAACTACGTTCAGTATCAATGGAATCAAGGCGGGATGACGTTTGAAAACTGGCAAATTGCACACTTTAGAATTCTTGGAAACGATAAGTTCGCTCCTTATGGCACGTCTGTCCTAGAGCCTGCCCGTCGTATTTGGCGTCAGTTAACTCTTTTAGAAGATGCCGTTATGGCCTATCGTATTGTTCGTTCTCCTGAGCGTCGTGTGTTTTATATTGATACTGGCAATGTTCCGCCGCAAGATGTGGAACAATATATGCAGAAAGTTATGACGCAAATGAAGAGGAACCAAGTGGTTGATCAAGATACTGGTCGTGTTGACTTGAGATACAACCCACTTTCTGTTGAGGAGGATTATTTCATTCCTGTTCGTGGTGGTAACTCATCTCGGATTGAAACTTTAGCTGGTGGATCATACACAGGCGATATCGATGATATCAAATATATGAGAGACAAGCTTTTTTCTGCTCTCAAGATTCCACAATCTTATCTCTCTCGTGGAGAAGGAGCAGAAGAGGACAAAACAACTCTTGCTCAAAAGGATATTCGTTTCGCGAGAACAATTCAAAGATTGCAGAGAGTTGTTATTTCTGAACTTGAGAAAATTGGAATTGTACATCTTTATTCTCTTGGATATAGAAATAGAGACTTAATTTCTTTCAAGCTTAAGTTGAACAATCCTTCAAAAATAGCAGAACTTCAAGAACTGGAGCATTGGAAAACAAAATTTGATATCGCCGCGTCAGCTACGGAGGGATACTTTAGCCGCCGCTGGATTGCAAAGAATATTTTTGATTTATCAGAAGAGGAATTTGTACGCAACCAAAGAGAGATCTTTTCAGACCGCAAGTTCCTAACGGCTCTTGATGCCGTCGCTGAAGCAGAAATGGCTGGAGGTGACGCTCTTGGCCTTGACACACCAGGCTTAACAGGTGGCGAAGCCGGGGATATACCAACGGACTTGCCGGGAGATGAGGGAGCGCCCCCTGATACCCCAGCTGAGACACCTCCCGATGCCCCAGCCGAGACACCAGATCTATTGGCAACACCACCAGGTAAAAGAGATGATGGCTATGTAACCCCAGGCGCAAAAGGCAAAATATATTATCCTGTTAAGTCCAATAAGCACGGCGCTGGTCGAAGAACAGTAAATATGAGAAGAACCCATACTCCCGAATTTGCTACGAATAGAAAACTTTTTCCAGGATATGATCCTCTTAAAAGTTTAGCTAATGGAATTACAGAGGAAAAGCAAACTAATTATAAGGACGAAGAGGATTTATTGTTGGAAATAAACAATGAAGTGAGGGGATTAATATCTGAATTGGAGAATAAGAATAATGAAACTGAGGCATAATAAAAAAAGAAATACGGCGTTTTTATATGAAACGTTGGTTAAAGAATTAACTAAAAACGTTGTCAACGATAATGACAGTAAGAAAAAACATATCCTTTCAATTTTAAAAGAACATTTTAAAAAAGACTCACTTCTCGGAAAAGAATTGCAACTTTATAAAGATGTCTTAGAAAGCAGGGGCTTGGACTACGATACTGCTGAAAGGATTCTTTATGAAGCTAAGACTGTCTATGCAAGAGGTTTCAAGAATCAACAAGTATATGATGAGCAGAGCGAGGTAATATCTAAGGTCAATAAAGAATTAACCAAGAGTGTCTTTTCCAACTTTGTGCCAAACTATAAAGATTTAGCAACATTGTCACAAATTTTTAATGATGAATTGACTGTTAAGAAAAGGGTTATGTTGGAAAGGCAAATTATTAAAGATATGACTTCTAAGGAAGAGGTTGTAAAAGAAAAAATGAAGCCAATCGATAAATTAACTTTTAACACTTTTATAAGCAAATTCAATGATACTTACAGCGATCTTATAAAAGAGCAGAGAGATTTGTTGACACAATACATTTATTCATTTGCTGACAACGGTGTTGGCTTGAAGGTATACCTAAATGAGGAAATAGGAAGACTCAAGGAGAAACTAGAACAATCTCTAACTATGGAAGAAATCAGTGCGGATCTTTCAATGGTTGAGTCCACCAAGAAGGTGCTTTCTTTAATCGATGGATATAAGAAAGAAAATATTAATGAGGAAGTTCTTGAAAGAATTCTAAGGATTCAAAAACTCGTTGAGGAGATAGAATCAGATGGCTGATATCCAAATTATAATTGGTGATCAAGAAGAGCCCGATGAATATGTTTTTAGTTTAAATGCTAGAAAAACTTTGAGTGGTGATATTGTTGTTAGAGACCATCCAGACATTGATATTGTTTTGATGGTGGAAAAAAAGAAAATCTTAGCTTTTCCAAAGGAAGACCTTACTAACGAAGTATACCAAACTCAGGATAAACTATTCAATTTTCTAATTAAAAAAGGAATAGTATCTCACGAAAGTGTTCAAGGTGGTAATCTCCACGGCTCAATGGAGGCTCAAATTTTAGAAAGCGATAAATTAAATGTTATCAAATTCTCTTTGATGTCGATTGCTAAATTTATTGAGCAAGAAAAGCCATATTTTGAATACCTTGAGGAATTTGAAAAACTTCAAAATGCTAGATTGGTGGAACCAAGCGAGTCTGAATCGACAGATTATGATTCGTCTAGACATAGTGATGTTAAGGGAGCTATGCAGTCAATTTACATTCGTAATCCTTATGGAATGAGTTTTACATATAGGGAGTAATGGAGCATTTAGCATACTTCATTATTATATCATATAGTCTCATAATATTATTAGTGTGTGGGGCTACTAGGGAGTGATGGAACTATTATACTTTATTCTTATATCTTATGGTCTCACATTAATATTGGTCTATGGGACCATCTTCAAGAAGATTAGACCAAAACATCATTTCTTTCATTGCCCAATGTGTATGGGCTTTTGGGTTGGTGTATTTTTGTTCTGCGTAAATGGATTTACAGAACTATTTACATTTGACTATAATTTTGTCAATGCCTTGCTTCTAGGATGGTTAAGTTCTGGAACAAGTTATACATTGGCAATGTTGTTTAACGATGATGGTTTGAACATTAATTTCGGAGGCTAAGATGAAACGATATATGATTCCAAGAGTTGCTAATTGTTGCAGAGGAAGCATAATCGGGCGGGTAGCGCCCGCATTTAATTAAGGATGTAAAATGAGCAAAGTTGTACTTAGAGAATATTACGAGTTATGCGAAGGGGGCGTGTGCCAAGACTTCTTGACCGAGGCTGAAAAGCGAATGGTTAATGAGCAAGGTGCAGTCTTTATGACTGGTATTATTCAACGTTGCGATGCGCCAAATGGTAACAATAGAGTTTATTCTAGACCGATTCTAGAAAGGGAAATGTCAACGTACCAGAAAGTGATTAAATCCAATCGTGCCCTTGGTGAACTTGATCACCCCGAAGACTCAGTTATTAATCTTCGCAATGCCTCTCACATTGTTCGAGAGACTTGGTGGGACGGTGACGCAGTAATGGGTAAGATTCAATGTTTGGACACACCGTCAGGAAATATCCTTAAATCACTGGCGCAGTCTGGTGTTTCTCTAGGCATTTCTTCAAGAGGGATGGGATCGGTTCACGAATCAAATGGTAAAACAATTGTTGAAGATGACTTTCAATTAATTTGTTTTGACATTGTTTCAGAGCCCTCAACTACAAATGCTTATCTAAGCTTATCTGAAAGGAAACAAAGAGAGATAAGAAATAATGTTTGGACAAAAGCAGATCGGATTAACCGTGCGCTTTATAATGTTTTAAAGTAACAAACTAGTTATTTAAAAGGAGATTGGTGATGAATTTAACTGAGGAGCAATTAAAACAAATTATTGATGAAGAGATTGCACAGGCAATTGAAGAGGGGATTCTGGATAGGATTAGAGCAAGACTATCTGGCGCTGGTCAAACTGGTGCGGGGTTAGCTCGAAGAGCCAGGGGTATGGCTCAATATGCAAGAACTGGAGAGGCTCCATCAACTGCTGGAGAAATAGGCGGTGCTTATACTGGCGGTAAGGTTGTTAAAATTTTAAATTTACATAAAGCAAAGTTTGATAAAGCAATTGGCAAAAGCCTTCCCAAGTTAGCTGCTAAACTACAGGCCACTCTGAAAGATTTTCAAAACGATGTCAAAAAGTTGGGAATCGCAGATGATCCAGGTGTCCAAGCAGCAGTTAAGGAGCTTAATGCAATTGTTAAATATATGGGAAGAAACCCTGTTGCTGCAGCAACGAGAAGGTTGGACAAGATTGGAGCAGCAGCTGCTGAACCTGAAGCAGCGGCCCCAGCCGCAGCAGCAACCCCAGCCCCTCCGCGTTCTAGAACTGCCGCAGCAAGAGCTTCAGGTAAAGCATAACTTATAAGGAAGATATGAAATCCAACGAGTTAAAAAAGGTTCTTAAGCCACTAATTAAACAATGTATCAAGGAAGTTATCTTTGAAGAGGGGGTGCTTTCTGGAATCATTAGTGAGGTTGTGAAGGGCGTGGAAACCACACCAGTCGTAAGGGAACAAAAAAAAGCAACCAAGCAAGATGATACCAAGGTAAAAAGAAAAATAAAAGAACAAAGAAAAAGAATGTTAGATATGGTTGGTAAAGATGCTTACAATGGTGTTGACATATTTAAAGGTGTTGAGCCAATTAGAGAAACAAACCAGCATTCACCTTTATCAAATATTTCGCCTGGAGATCCCGGTGTTGATATTTCGGGACTAGTTAATAGTAATTGGAGTAAATTAATTTAATGGGAATCAATATGGAAGTTATTGTCAGAAGGAATGAGAATCCTAATAGGGCAATTAAAAGATTTATTAAGAAATGTAAGAAAGAAGGATTCCTTCGTGAGGTTTTAGATAGACAATACTTTGTGAAACCTTCAAAAGTAAAAAGACTTAAGAAGATACGAAGAAAAAAAGTTTATAAACAGTTGCGCGAAGAGTGGGAAAGAAAATATAAAGATTAGGAGTTATAATAATGTCATTAGATCCGAGTTCACAATCACCAATATTTAGAGGCGCAGGCACTCAAACCTTAAGACGAGTTGGGGCCTACCAAGTTAGTGGCATTCCATTTGTCACAGGCTCAAATGGTCAAATGACCGACGAGCAGGAAGCGTGTGTAAAGTTTCCAAATGTTACAAAGTCTATAACTGTTATTAACTCCGGCTCTGCCGTAAACACTGAGTTAAGGATACATTTTGTATCCTCGTCTGCTGGAAGCGTGACATCTGCTGCTGAACACCATTATATTACTTTAGGTTCAACTGGTGATTCTGTAACTTTTAATGTTAAGTGTAAAGAAATATATATAACATCTATTGGAACTGCTGGGTTTGAGCTTTTTGCTGAACTAACTACGATCCCAACTTCCTCTATGTTTGATTTAAATGTGTCTGGCTCTGGTTTGCTTGGTCCTGGCACTGATTTTTCTGATTTCTAAAGGAGATTAATGAATGGGTTCTTTTAAGGCTAGTAGAAATAATATTCCAGGGCAACTTACAAGACTAACTCCTCGAATTGTGTTCAATTGGAACTATGCAGCGTGTCCCAATCCCGTGATGTCCGGTGATCCTGCAGATGATGGCGATACAATGGGTTGTTTGTTTAGCGGCGTAAATGGAGAGCCCTACAGCGCCGTTCTGTGTGCTGTGGGTGCTGCGGGAGATGACTTTGTGTATCCTGGTATAGCCGGTAGCCCGGTGACTCCAGACACAGCCACAACAGCTGCTGGATTAGACGTCCAGATGGATAAGCAAACCACTGATAATGTGGGCATTCAATTGATACCCGGCGCTGGCCCACTAGGTGGCCCCAGCGCCCTTACGGTTGGAACTCACAGTGGTTATATTGATGCAACGTTTTTTACAGCCGATTGGACTGATTTTGATTGTGTCGTTGTCGGATATAGAAAAGTAGAAGCATTCCAAACTGGATATAATGCTATCGCAGCTGCCGGTGGTACAGGCGATGTGGTTTACACTGATGTTGCAGCGTTTGGCGTAATGACAAATACGGATATCAGAACACAAACTGATAAGAACAATAGCGGAACATCGGTGTTAACCGATGTAGGTGTTGTCCCCGTAGACGGACAAAATTGCAGATTGAGAGTTACTGTGTCTTCCGCTGGTGCTGTTACCTATTCGCACGTCAATAATGCAGTTGCAGGTGCTGGTACATTAGCAACTCCATCGGGGGTCGCGGCTTTCTCGTTTGATAGTGGGGATATTATCGTGCCTTTTATCGCTACTTTGGGTGCAGGTGCTGCAGAAGATTCATTGTTTATCAAAGACATCGAGGTTCAAAAATCACCTGGTACTAGGTTTGTTAACTAATTTAAATTGTATTTTCTTCGGAGTACATAATGAGCGCTGACGCAAAACAAATTGTTACTGTCCTCTATGAACTCTGCCAATCATTAATTTTAAGCTTAGATATGACTCTCGACAATCACGTGAAGTTTGTTGAGATGATAGACAAGCTCTCACCAATAATCAATAGAACAAGTTTAGCTGATTACTTCGAGCAAACAAAAGAAGACATTGTTAAAACTGTAGAAGAGGATCGGGAAGCTCTCCAAGAATCTATTCAATTTCTTGAGACAATGAAGAAACAATGGGAAGATTCAACAAATAATAAAATGGATATAACTTATAACTGATTTCCGGACTAATTAGTTTGGCCTTATAGGAGAATAGTGTACTGTGCCAAATATTGCGTCAATAGGTTGGGCTTATGTTTCAGGTTCGACAGTAGCAAACATTAGCTACAATGCCTCCACGTTTGATAGGGAAACCATTATTCCAGAGGGGTATTATTGTCTTCTTTATGGACCAGTTTATGTGAATGAAGGTGTTGACTTTAAAATTGAATCAGAAGCTATAGTAAAAATTGATGACTTTAGTGATGTTTGAGAATAATTATTAAAAAGGAAATATAAATATGAGCACATTGTATGTAAATACCATATACCCACGATCCGGAACTACAACTGCTGTTTCTGGAAACTTATACGTTTCTGGAACAATAGATGCTTACGAGCTTCGGACAATTGTAGAAACGGAATATCGAGGTGAGACTACATTTGGTAATGATAGTAACGACATTCACCAATTAACTGGTAGTCTTCACATTTCTGGGTCTGGTATAACACTTATTGGTGCTCAGGCTGGAACCGCCCTTCTTACTCTTACAGCAGACCAGGGTGACGATGTAGCCGACAACACAACAATTTCTGTTGCTGATGGTGGAAACTTTACCATTGACTGTGCTAACGACATTGTTCTCGACGCTGACGGCGCTGAGATTCAATTTAAAGATGGTGGGACTACATTTGCTAAAGCTAGTAGTGCTAGTGGGTTTAGTGTTAACGCAGCCTTATCGGTTTCTGGCTCTACAACTCTTGGTGATGCAGTTGGAGATATCACAACAATATCTGGACCACTATCGGCTTCTGTCGGTGCCACTGTTGAAGGAGCACTTCACGTAGTTGGAGATGCTGATTTTAGTCACGGACTGAGTGTGTCTGGGTCTACAACCTTTGCTGGTGCCACAACGTTTACCACAATCTCGGCCTCTGCCGGTGCTACCGTTGAAGGTCAACTTCACGTAGTTGGAGATGCAGACTTTAGTCACGGACTTAATGTCTCTGGCTCTACAACTATAAAGGGCGCTGCAGTATTGAGCGGCTCAACAACTATTGGAGGTAGTATTACGCCGGATGACGATGTGGCTTATGACCTTGGGTCAGCTGACAAGCGTTTTGCTAACATCTTCACAGGCGACTTGCACCTCAAGAATGAACGGGGAGACTGGACAATTCTTGAGGAAGCAGATTATTTATGCGTAATAAACAACGCGACAGGAAAGAAATTTAAAATGATGTTACAGGAGATTGAAGACTAATGGGAATTATAGCAGGGGATGTATCGGGTTCTGGTGATTTTAGTGCCGTCGCCAGTTTAACCACTGAAGGGGCATTGCAAGTCAGCGGTTCAGTAACTCTTGGTGATGCCGCCACCGATATCACAGCTATAGCGGGGCCATTATCTGCCTCTGTTGGAGCTACTGTTGAAGGTTCGCTTCACGTGATTGGCGATGCAGATTTTAGCCACACATTAAAAGTTTCTGGTTCTGCAACGCTTGCCGCAGACCTCGATGTTGACGGGACGGCAAATCTAGATAATACAGACATTGATGGAACGTTAGTCGTCGATGGTTCTAACATATCTTTAGATTCAACATCTACACTTAATATAGATAATTCAAATACATCTAATGGAATAACAATTGGAACGGCAACTTCAGGTGTGCCGATCTCTATTGGACACACAACATCAGAAACAACAGTTAATGACAATTTAACAGTAACTGGTGTACTTGATGTAACTGATACAACAGATTCTTCCGATGCAACAGGTGATACAGGCGCACTAAGAACTGAAGGTGGTGCTAGTATTGCTAAGAAACTGTTCGTTGGCACAGACCTTGATGTAGATGGTACTGCCAACCTCGACAACACAGATATTGATGGCACACTGGTTGTTGATGGCACCAACATTTCGCTGGATTCAACCTCCACCCTAAATATTGACAATTCAAATACATCCAATGGAATAACAATTGGTACTGCCACAAGTGGTGTACCAATCTCTATTGGACACACAACATCAGAAACAACGGTCAATGATAATTTAACAGTAACTGGTATAATTGACATAACCGACACAACAGACTCCAGCGATGCTACCGGTGATACAGGAGCGCTAAGGACTGAAGGTGGTGCTAGTATTGCCAAAAAATTATTTGTTGGTACAGATTTAAGTGTCGCTGGGGCCTCTACTCTTGGCGATGCAGCTGGTGACATTACAGCTGTGAAAGGCCCCCTATCGGCCTCTGTTGGTGCTACTGTCGAGGGCTCACTTCACGTAGTCGGTGATGCCGACTTTAGTCATACATTAAGTGTTTCTGGTTCTACAACCTTAGCTGGTGTGCTTGATGTAACTGATGTGACCGATTCCTCAGACGCAACAGGGGATACAGGGGCATTGAGAACTGAAGGTGGTGCAAGCATCGCTAAGAAGTTATTTGTTGGCACAGATTTAAGTGTTGCTGGGGGCTCTACCCTTGGTGATGCGGCTGGCGATATTACAGCTGTCAAGGGGCCTTTGTCGGCCTCTGTTGGTGCTACTGTCGGAGGTGCCCTTCACGTAGTTGGAGATGCAGACTTTAGTCACGGAGTTAGTGTTTCTGGTTCCACAATTTTAGCTGGGAATTTAACTGTTGGTGATGGTGAAGCCGAAGACCAGAAAATTGTTCTTGATGGTAACGCAACGGATTTTTACCTTGGTCTTGACGATACGGATGATACTTTTAAACTTGGCTTAGGCTCTGCGGTTGGAACCAACGCTGCGTTCACAATTGACACTACTGGTGAAACCAGGTTCCCTATTGCGTCTGGTGTCTCTGGTTCTGGTCCCGTGACCTTTATGGGTGCTGCAGTTCTTGGCAGTACGCTGAATGTTTCAGGTTCTGCAACTTTGGTGGGTGGTAGTGCTACTCAGATTGCACTTGATATCAACGCAATCAACACAACGGCAGACGTTATTGACATTACTGCTGACACGGTTACAAACGCACACGTAATGGATGTCACTGCTGATGGTCTGGTTTCTGGTAGCATACTAAACCTTGTTTCTAACAGTGGTAATAATGGAGTTAGAAATCTAGTTAAAATACATAATGACAACGCTGCTGCAGATTGCACGACTTGCCTTTACGTTCTCCAAGACGCGATACCAGATGGCGGAGCCGATGAGAATTTAGAAGCAGCGGTTGTTTTTGAGACAGGTCTTGCAGGGGCGACGATGCCGCTTCTCAGGTTGATGAATTCTGCTACGGATACAAATGGTGCCATAATGGCTTTTGTTAATGAGGCAGAGGGTGCTGCTAATGATGATTTTGATCTTGGCACCATCGACTTTATTGGTCTTGATGACGGCGATGACGAAGTAACGTATGCTCAAATTCTTGCTGAATCATCTGACGTAACCAATAACGATGAAGGTGGTAAATTAACTTTTAATGTTTTTGCTGGCGGAACTGCTGGTACTGCCGCTGCGGCAAACCTCTTCTCAATTGGTGGTGAAGACGTTGCAAACTCAACTCCTTGTGAGGTTGTTGTTAATGATGCAAGCATTGATTGTGATTTCCGTGTTGAGTCAAATGATGTTACACATATGTTCTTTGTTGATGCCGGAAACAATAGGATTGGTTTTGCCAACTCTGCGCCAGAGGCAGCGTTGTCTATAGGTTCCGGAATGCACACCATCACCTCTGACGTGACCGTTACATCAGCTGATAGCGGAGACAACACGGTTATTGCTCAATTACCTGGTGTGGTTATACCACAACACGCCATTATCACAAGAGTTATTGCTGTTGTTAAAACTGCTTCCAACTTGAGCACACATCTCTGCAATATTCAATTATCTTCTACTAATGGAACAGCGGCTGATAGCCCTATTTCATCTGGTACCGAGATTCTTGGTGCAGGTATGGGCGCTGATGCAGAAGATGCTTATAGCACCGATAATCCTGGTGGAGATACAAAGGAAGACATCAATCTTAAAGAAGCAAAAGAGGTCTTCTTGAGCGAAGGAATTCTTTCAGTCAATGCTGACAAATTTGTTTATGTTTGCAATGCAGGCTCAGGAAACGGCACAAGCAATGCATCTTCGGGTGTTCTTACAGTTATTATAGAATATTTCGGAATGACTTGATAAATGTAAAAGACCTTAACTGGGTCTTTTAAGAAAATTTAATACTATTTATTTGTGGACAAAATTATTATAGAAAGGAGTTATATATGTCATCGATGTTAGAACAGGCGATTGTGGATGCCAAGTCTTTAAGAGAGGCTGCCATTAAAAACGCAGAAGAGACTTTAATTGAGAAGTACTCTGACGATATTAAGGAAGCTGTTGAAAAGCTCTTAGAGCAGGAAGACGAGCTTGATCTTGGAGGGGATGATAAAGTAGATACTCCAGATATGCCACTAGCAGCTACCGATGATGAAGCTCTTTGTCCTTGTCCAGAGGATGAGGAAAAAGTTGATATTGTTATGACAGCTGATGATTTAGCTGACACCTTAAATGAAATGATGGAGTTTGATCTTGATAAGATTAAAGAAGAGCTTGACGATTTAGAGCAAGCAGAGATTGGAACTCCTGAGCCCCACGAAGAGGTGGCAGAGGAATTAGCAGAGGAAGTTGAAGTTGTTGACGAAGAAGAGCTTGGTGAAGAATTTGAGTTAACAGAAGAAGAGTTGTCTGATCTTTTGGAGAAAGTTATTGTTGATATGGCCCCTACTATGAGTGGTTATGCTGGCCGCCCACAAAAAGAGCTTGAATTTGAAAAAGACAAACACCTCGCCGTGTTGGCTCAAGAAGAGGGCATTGACGTATTGAAGAAAGAAAACAAAGAACTTCAAGGTCAGCTTCTAAAATTAAAAGAAGAAGTAGAAGAATATAAAAACAAAGAGACAAAATATAAAGAAGCAATTATCTCCATTAAAGAGAACTTCGATCAAATGTCTCTTGTTAATGCTAGATTATTATATACTAATAAGGTTTTGAATAGCGACTCCTTGAATGAGCGGCAAAAACAAAAAGTTGCCGATGCTATTTCCAATGTAAGTTCGGCAGAAGAGGCAAAAGTTATTTTTGAAACTCTCCAAAGCGCAGTGGGCTCTGCTCCGTCTAGGCGGCGTAATCCTAAATCACTGAGCGAGATGGTGGAAAAGAGATCTTCTTCCTTGCTGGCTGGTCGTCGTAGTAAACAACGAAAGTCGGACGTGCCGGATGGTGCTAAGAGTCGAATGCAAAGACTCGCAGGAATTAAATAAAAGGAGAATTTAGAAAAATGAGTGTTTTAGAAAAATTAACTGAAGGAATTGTCGATAGAGACCTTCAGAAGGAAGGAGCAGCACTGCTTAATAAGTGGGAAGCTACCGGACTTCTTGAGGGACTTGAAGATGATTCTAAGAGAAACGGGATGGCCCGTCTTCTCGAAAACCAGGCAAAGCAGCTTCTTAAAGAGGCTTCTTCTATGGCTGGTGGTGACGTTGAAGGCTTCGCTGCCGTCGCGTTCCCAATTGTTCGTCGTGTATTCGGTGGCTTGATTGCCAACGATCTTGTAAGTGTTCAGCCAATGAGCTTGCCTTCTGGTCTGATCTTCTTCCTTGACTTTACCTATGGTAACACCCGTGGTGGTATCTCTACTGCTGGTGATTCGTTGTATGGTGGTGGTCGAGTTGGTTCGGCAATCACTGGTGGTCTCTCTGGTAGTTTTACTGAAGATGGTGGTGGTTTTTACAACCTCGCTTCGGGATATTCTTCCCCGACTGGTTCGGCTGTTGGCGACTTGGTTAACACCAATGCTACTATTACTACGGCTAAGTTGGTGTCAGCTTTGACTGAGCCTGAGAAGAAGGCTATCCGATTTGACCCGGATCTTCTTGCTAATGACGGTTTTGCGGTTATTCAGCATAGTATTGCAGTTTCGGCATTACCACTTCTCAACAGAGACAACCTGATTTCTATCGATGCTGGTATTGCTTCCGGTTCAGGTGCTTCGCTGGTTCGAAGACTGACGAGGCTTACAGATGATGGTGCGGCTCTTGTGTTTACTTTCCAGAATACCGCTGGAGCGACTGCTGCATTGCCAGATACTGGTGAGAGTACTTTTACCTATGCTATCGAAGATCAGTTTGTCACTGGTCCCGACACTTCTGTTGGTTCCGTTGTCGGTCTTGATCCTTGGGGCCTTGAAGGTTCTGGTGCTGATGATCCGACCGAATTTGATGGCATTAGCCGAAACCAGATGCCCGAAATCGACATTAAAGTTGATTCCATTAGCGTTACGGCAATTACCAAGAAGCTGAAAGCGAAGTGGACTCCTGAGCTTGGCCAGGATCTCAACGCTTATCACAACTTGGATGCCGAGGTTGAGCTTACGGGTATTCTCTCTGAGCAGATTGCTCTTGAGATTGACCGTGAGATTCTTGAAGACCTTGTTAAGGGTGCTAAGGCTGGTACTTACTACTGGTCGCGTTCGCCTGGTCTTTTTGTTGATCGCTTGACTGGTCTTGAGCTTGGCGCTACGGCTGCTTCGCCGGACTTTACCGGTACGGTTAGTGAGTGGTATGAGACCCTTATTGAGACAATCAATGACGTATCAGCACAGATTCACCGTAAGGTGCTTCGTGGTGGTGCCACGTTCCTTGTCACCTCGCCAGAGGTTGCTAACATTCTTGAGTTCACTGCCGGTTTCCGTGCTGCTGTAACTCACGATGATGACCGTGGTGTTGTTGGTGCTGTTAGGGTTGGCGCTCTGAGTCGTAAGTTTGACGTTTACGTCGATCCTTACTTCCCGCGTAACCTTGTTCTCGTTGGCCGCAATGGCGGTTCCTTCCTTGAGACTGGTTATGTGTACGCTCCGTATGTACCACTCCAAGTTACCCCGACGATCTTCGGCGTCGAAGACTTCGTGCCCCGCAAGGGCGTGATGACTCGTTACGCTAAGAAGATGGTTCAACCGGATATGTATGGTCTGGTTGTTTGTCGCGGTCTGCTTGGAGAGAGCGGTGCCAGCTAGGCAATAGCTAACGGCTAATAAAGAAGCCCGTCCCTTTTTGGGGCGGGTTTTTTTGTTTCTTATGGATTAATCCAAAAGTCGATACTATTTATAAATGAAACGAATTAAGGCGAATAGCCTAAA